AGCACGTTGGAGGAATGTTTTAAGTCCCCGATGGACGGGGTTATTTACGAGATGGAGATTGCGCGAGCCCTTGCGGAGCAGCGAGTTACGACGATTCCTATTGAGGCGGGTATTCCTATTTTTGCGAGCTTTGACATTGGTCGAAACGACGCTATGCCTATTACGTTGATACAGGTGGTGGGCAAGGAGATAAGGATTGTGGGTTACTACGTATCACACAGAGAGACGGCGCGGCACTATGGTGACTGGCTTAAGGTGTGGATGATTGACAATCGCGTTGTTGATCTTAGGATCTTGTTGCCTCATGATGGGGGGAGGAAGTCTATGGAGTCTGGGAAGACTCTTGTGGAGATCTTCCATGAGATGGGGTTTAGTAATGTGCAGCACGTTCCTAAGATTCCATCGGTCTGGACTGGCATTAACTATGTCAAGGACACGTTTGAGTATATCTGGTTTGACAAGAAGGCGGTGAGTAAGCACCATTCCCGTAGCAACAAGAAGTTTCCAAGTCTTATGGAGTGTATTGACAACTACCATCAGGCTCAGAATGCTAATGGGATCATGATGTCTACTGAGCCTGTGCATGATGATTACTCTCACGGGTGTGATTCTTTGCGGACATTTTGCGAGGCGTGGCAGCGTGGGCTTATTAGCAGGGCGGTTACTAGGAGCACATCTACCGACTTTGACGATACAATGCATTCTAACAGCGGGCGAGGCTCTCGCTTAGCAGGGTCAAGGAGATTCATCTAATGAGCACCAGCACCCCACCACGGACCGTTAAATGGCCTTCTAGCCCTTTTGATGACTTCATGGACCACATGAGTGCTTGTGAGGGTGCTGATTGGATCTGGTCATACGTTGAGGTGTGTTCTCGGTTTGGTGTATTCTATTCAGACCCAGGAGCGATAATCTTGGCTCGCCCGGTCAACTCAGCTATCTCTGAGGAAGATCTAAGAGCTTTTAACGATCTGGACCCAGAGAGCGATGTTGGTAGTTTAGGCTTGACAAAACACCATGACACATGGCACATATTGTATGCAAGTGGCACTCCTGCTCTCTTCTACTCACTGTGCCCCTATGAGTTGGAGAAAGTTTCCTTTCATAGGAACAAAGGAAACGACAAGCTTAAGACATACAACTTCAAAAACTTTAAACGCAGAATCTATGGCAAGTAAGCCCCCTACCCCCAAGACTCCTGATCCCGCTACCTTAGCCACAAGCCCCGGTGAGCAGGCTAAGAAGCGACAAGAACTCCACAGCCGCCGTGCTGGTGGGTTCTACTCCAAGTTTAAGAACATTAAGCCATCTAACCCTGCTGTCGGTGGGGACAACCAACCTTTGGGATAATGTCAATAAGCGTTAAACAAGAACTTGATATTTGTCGCCAAGAGGAGTCGGACCGTCTCCCTATGGATTCATGGTGGCAATCCATCAAGGAGGTTACGACTCCCCGTGATGCTTACATTACGAAGACCAACACACCTGTTCCGAGCAATGACTTTACTAAGATCCATGACACTACGGTGATTGAATCTGCTGAGGGTCTGTCTAACATGATGACGGCCCAGCTCACACCGGCTGGTGAGGACTGGGTTCGCTACGAGCCCCCTTTCGAGTTTGAGGATGATGATGAGGTTCGTGAGTGGTATATGAATTGTAGTCACATTGTGATGCGGTTGGTGAACCAGTCGAACTTCCAGATGGCTAACCAGCCTGTGAACTTGGAGCGTGCTACTGTGGGAACGGGCATGATGATGTGTTATGAGACAGGGAACAAGTATGCTCCATTTTACTTTAAGCACTCACCGGTAGGCACTTATACCTTCCAAGAGGATCTGCAAGGGCATGCGGACACACTTCGCCGTCACTTCCAAGCTACTTCTCATCAGCTCTTTAAGGAGTTTCCAGAAGGAGCCTTTGGCCCTAAGGTCCAAGCAGCCTATGCGGATCATAAGAAGCGTCACTCCGAGAAGTTTAAGATTTGGCATGTAGTCAAGCCGCGTGACGAGCGCGACTCATCTAAGCTGGACAACGTGAACATGCCCTATGCGGAGTTCTACATTTGCGAGGCTGATGAGAACTTGATCCTTGAGACAGGGGTGAATGAATTTAATACCATGGTCTCACGCTTCCAGCATGGGGCTGACGGGATCATTTGGGGGGTTTCACCGGCACGCAAGGCTATGCCAGCGGTGGCACAGGTGAATTACCTTCAAGAGTCTCTTGACCTTCTCCTTGACATCAAGATCAATCCTCGCATCTTGGCTGAAGCTGGGATGGTTGGAGAGATCGACATGCGTCCCGGTCAGAAGACCCTCACCCGTGCAGGAGCCTTAGCTACCCCTGGCGGTGGTGTCCGAGAGTGGGGCAGTGGAGGCGACTACCCCATGGGTAAGGATCGTATCAAGGACAAGCAGGACCAGATCCGCAAGTTGTTCTTCAACGCTATCTGGCAACCTTACTCAGACGTCCAGAAGGAGATGACTGCTGAGGAGTTCCGTGGTATCCGCGACCAGTCCGAGATGCTATTCGTGGGTGTTAATGCTCGCTACGAGGCTGACATCAATCCGATGTTATCTCGCCGTCTCTTTGGTATTTGTCTCCGTCAGGGGGTCTTCCCTGAAGCTCCCCCTCAGTTGATTAAGGAGTCCAACGGATATTATGATATTCCTGATCCCCTTACTACGTTCCAGACGAACCTCTCGCGGGTTATGAAGCGTAAGGCAGTTGAGCATAAGGATCAGTTCTTCTTACGTCTCCAGCAGTTTGCTCAGGTTGATCCTACCGTCCTTGACGAGATTGATCTTGCGGCCCACACCCGTGAGTTGGCTCGCACCTATGGCTTCAGAGGTCCAGAGCTCCGTTCGGAGCAGGAGGTTCTGGAGATTGCTCAGGCTCGTCTACAGGCCCAGCAGAAGGAAGCAGAGCAGCAGCAAGCGATGCAAGCGGCTGACATGGCATCTAAGTTCTCTCCAGAAATCCAGCAGGGGGTAGTGGATGCAGCTAATACTGGACTCTAATGGCGAAACAATATACCGACGAAGAGCTTGCAATAAAGCGAGCCAATGCAGCCCTACGGGGCCGTATTAAAATGCTCTTCGCTGACAACTCCGTTGTAAAGGAAGATGCACAAGAGGCACTTAAAGAGTCTTGGGACTACCACGCGCCAAGTTTCAACCTCGATGAACTAGCCACCATGAACCCACAGGCGGCATCACTTGCGGCAATGCGACGTGATACTATTAAGGAAGTGATCAACTGGCTTACACGAATCTAATGGCAAACACATACACATACAAAAAGGTCGAAGGAGACTTTGAGATCTACCGAAGCGACGAGCATGTTGCTACCTACGACCCCGTTACAGAAGACACCACCTACACCAATGGCAGCGATAGGTTCTCTGGACCTATTGGCCGTCAGGTTAAGAAGATCGCCCGGTCCTATAATACTGAGGAGGTAGAGCCTGAGGAGGTAGAGCCTGAGGATATCTCAGAAATAGTTAAATTGAAGCAACAGAACACACTGCTTCGTAAGGAGGTTAACACCTTGAAGCGGGAGTTAAATGCTCCTGAAGGCAAGGTCTTAAGGGTCCACCCTCGTTATGAAGGGATTGTGTTTGACAACCCCGACGCTCCAGAGACCATTAAAACACTTGGTGATTTAAGTCCTGAGTTCATTGAGTGGGCTCGGAGTGGTGGTTGGTCAGAAGCAGATTTTCTTCAGGTATATACAGGAAGAATTGACGACATTACCTACAAAGGATAACACATGAGAATTACACAATTGCTCCATGGGAGCACACTACGAGACCAGGAAGTAGAAGCAGAAGCTGGCGAAGCCGCAGTTGCTGATACCCCTGCAACCCTGCCGCCATTGGTGGATGGAGAGTTAAACTTCTCTGAGGGGTATCAAGAGCGGATTGGTGAGCACGCTGAAGGTTCTACCTTTAAGAACCTTGGTGACGTGTTCAAGTCCTCAAAAGAGGCTCAACGCACTATCACTCAGTTGAACCAAGAGAAGGCTGACCTTACCAAGCAATTGGGAGAGGAGAAGCCTCCCCCTGTGGAGCTACCTGCTGACGCTGCTGCTTTTAAGAAACAGCTCACATTGCCTGAGCTTCCTGAGGGGTTGACCCTTGAGGAGGGTATCTTGGACAAGGCTATTGAGTTTGCGATGGAGAAGGGCTATGGTCCTGATGCACTGGCAGACTTCCTTTCCTTTGACTTGCAACGCGCTAATATGGATGCTGAGTCCAAGAAGAATTCTGACTTTGCCCTTCTTGGTGCGGCTAAAGCTATCATCACGGCAGAAGTAGGTGAGCAGAACTATGATGTGACGGTGTCTGATGCTCAGTATGTTTCTGAGGCATTGGCCCTTCCCTTGGAGTCTGCTGACCTTTTGAACCAGCCTAACTTGGTGGTTGCTTTGGCTAAGTTGAAAGCAGCGATGAGCGAAGGAACCCTTAAGGGAGCATCCCTTGGAGGTGTTGAGATCTCTGGTGGTGGCAAGTTGTCTCAGGCAGCAGACATCATCAGTAACTCTGACAATCCTTTGAATGCAGCATTTCATGATTCATCACACCCACAATTTGAAGCAGCTCAAATAGAGCACGCTAGACTCATCTCTGAGTCGGCTTTATAAGTTTGTGTTGTGTTGGGGGCCGTCACCTTTAAAAGGGTGGCGGTCTTTTTAATGTTGACGTTCCACCCGATATATGTTATTACTCATTTAGTTGGCGACACAAGAGACAAACCTCCGGGATCTCAGCGTGTTTTAGACTACCCAGTTTCTTGGCAAGACCCTAGGAGCATCGTCGGATAAGCCTCACGGACCCGGCTAGCATCATGTGGATAATCAAGCGGAAAAGCTACGTTAAAGTTCCTTATTCTAAAATCTAAATTATTACACTATGACTCCACATGAGCACGCCCAGATTTCTTATGGGCAACAATGGAAGGACAAGATCTCTAAGAAGATTAACATCCTTAAAGACTACGTCACCTATAAACCTGATTGTGCTGGCCGCTATGCCACTATTGAACAGTATGGTGATCTCGACCTGGAAGAGAAAACTGCACGCTTCGAAGAGAAGGCCGCAGTCGAGCTTCCTACCTCCCGCGCATTCCTGTTCCCAAAGAACTTCGAACGCACGGTCCACTTTGACGAAGACGATGAGTGGAAACTCAACCGTCTTGGTGTCCCCATGCCTGAAGCCGCTTCGCGTCTTATGCAAGCTGGTGAGCGCGTTATGGAAGACATCATTATTGATGCTATCCTTGGAACCACCACTATTGGTGCTGGTGCTGAAGAAGCAATGAGCACTGAAGTCCTCACCTCCGCCAACCAAGTTGCAGTTAACCTAGAGGGTTCGCCTACGAACCTCACTCAAGCAAAGATCCTTGAAGGTATCCGTATCTTTATGGACAACGATGCTTACGGTCAAGGGACCGGAGACAACGAAGCTCTTTGTATGGCTGTTACTCCAAAGGCACTTTTCAATCTTTGGTCTGATTCCAACGTAACTAGTTCAGACTTCCGCAGCCACACTGGTGGCCGTCCGTTTGACAAAGGAGTCATTGAGGATTTCCTCGGTGTTAAATTCCTAGTTTCAAGCCGCTTCAGTCGCCACCTCTCTGGTAACATCCAATCCTGTCCTATTTGGCTTAAGTCTAAAGTTACCTATGGTGACTGGAAGAAAGCCAGCACTACAGTTTGGAAGACCGAAGGTAATGGATCTGAGAACATTCGCTTCAAGTTCCGCGCTGGAGCAGTTCGTGAAGAGCTTAAAGGAGTTGTTAACGTGCTTGCTGACATTACCGCCTAAATCATTACCCTTATAACTACATAAAATTATGGCTACTTATAATTCCGCTACTTACGACGCTCAGGCGTTGGCCGCTGGGAACGCTGCTAAGTTCATTGACACTGCCGAATTGGTCAGTGGCAAACTTGCATTCTTCCAAGCTACGTTCACTTCACCAGCCGGAGGACTTCTGTCCACTGACTCGGTGAACCTCGGCACGATTCCATCTGGTTTTGCTGTTGTCCCTGCACTGTCTTCAGTGTCAATCGACGGCGCCGGTGGATCTGGTGTCCTTTCCATCGGAAACGCTACTGACTCTGTTGCATACTCTGCAACCGCTACTGTCGCTTCCGCTGGCAATGTCGGCTTTGGCAACAAGCCTGTTGGAGCCGTTAACAGCGCACGCACCGACGTTCTGTTGGAGTCCTCTGTGACTGTGACCGCCGCCCGTGTTCTCACTGTTAGCATTGCTCTGGTTTCAAGTAACTAGGACTAACTGAACGATATCTAATAAACAAGGGCAGAGAAGGATTGCCTTCTCTGCCCTTTTATTATACTATATACTTATGAGTCCAATCGACATTTGCAATCAAGCCCTCGCCCACTTGGGTGACCGACGCATCACGCGCCTTGATGCCGCTGCTCAAGCTGGAGATGCTTTAGTCCGGTATTGCTCTGAGTTTTACGACCAAGCACGACAAGAAGTATTAGCGGCACACCGATGGACTTTTGCCAAGCACGCAGTGCCACTCAGCCGACGGACTGATGTCACCACGATTGGTTTCACTTATGCACATGATCTTCCGTATGACCACATTCGTTTGCTTCGTGTAGTCCCTGGTGAGACTTTGTTAAACTCAGCAGGTGTCTTGACTAGCGTCACATATACAGACAACACTATAGACAGCTTCAAAATTGTTGGATCTAAAGTCTGGTCTGACTACAGTTATATTGCCGCAGAATATGTCCGTGATGTAGAAAACCCATCTGAATGGACCCCCCACTTTCGAGCAGCCGTTGCAAGGTTGCTAGCTTCATACCTTGCTGGACCTACGTCTGACAACCCTAATGAAGTCATTTCGCAGAAGAGAGCTTATGAGTCTATTGATCTTCCGAATGCTCAGTTCTATGATGCAGTCCAAGACAAGTCTGGTGAGAACTCAGATCAAGCCACACGACTCGCTGGCTCTCCTACACTTCTGTCCCGCTATAACTAATGCCCGAAGTCTCTAAGCTCTCCCTTAATGCTGGTGAACTCTCTGATGAGCTTTCTGGCCGTATTGATCTTGGCAAGTTTAACTCAGGATGTGAGATTCTGGAGAACGCTAGAGTGCTGAGAGCAGGAGGAATTACTCGTCGCGCAGGTTTTAAGTATATTGCTGACTGTTCAACACCATCCGCCGCGTCCCGCCTTTTGGGATTTCGTTTTGACGCTGGTGAGGGGTATATCATTGAGCTGTCAAACCTTAAGATGCGAGTGTTCTATCAGGGGCTTGTTGTATCTTCTACATCTTCAGGGATCACGACACCTTGGACTACTGCCCAGATATTTGATATTCAGTTTGCCCAGCGCATTGACCGCATCGTGGTCACCCACCCTGAACACCCTGTCCACAACATCATCAGAGCAGCCGACGGAAGTTGGTCTGTAAGCGAACTCCCTTGGACAGATCATATTTGGGAGACTTTTCCATCTAACGATGAGTTCATCCTCACCCCCGGAGCCACCACCGGCAACACCACAATCACATCCAGTGCTGACCTGTTTGACAACACTTGGGTGGGTGACCGCATCAAGATTGAGCACACCGTAGGGGAAGCCCTCACAGAGCTTAACGTCAGCGTGACACTTGGCACAATCCCCGAGTTCGCCAAGGCCGTTCCAAGGGCGGTGGGGGATAAAGTCTGGTACGACGCCGGCGGGGTTGATCGGATATACAAGACCTGCA